ACATAGACACCGGAATTATAGAACATTGGCAGAATGAAGTTGATGGTTTAAAAACAGATGGTGATGCTCTAAATGAGTTTTACAGACAGTTTCCTAGAACAGAGGAACATGCGTTTAGAGATGAAACTAAGAATAGTATATTTAACTTACAAAAAATATACGAGCAAGTAGATTACAATGAAGACTCTGCTGTATCCTCAGGTGTTAGTACAGGTAGTTTTCAATGGGTTAATGGAGTCAAAGATTCTAAAGTAATATTTTATCCAAATGCTGAAGGTCGCTTCAGGGTTAGCTGGGTACCACCTGTTCACTTACAAAATAAAGTAGTAGACAGAAATGGTTTTAAGTCACCAGGTAATGAACACGTAGGCGCTTTTGGATGTGACAGTTACGATATTTCGGGGACAGTCGACGGGCTAGGTTCCAAAGGAGCTCTTCATGGCCTCACCAAGTTCTCCATGGAAGATGCTCCTCCTAATCACTTTTTCTTAGAATATATTGCTAGACCTCAGACAGCTGAGACTTTCTTTGAAGATGTACTTATGGCACTTATCTTTTATGGTATGCCAATACTAGCTGAGAACAATAAGCCTAGACTCTTATATTATATAAGAAGAAGAGGTTACAGGGGTTATTCAATGAATAGACCTGATAGAACTTGGAACAAGTTATCTACAACAGAAAAAGAGATAGGTGGAATACCTAACTCAAGTGAAGACATTAGGCAAGCGCACGCAGCTGCTATTGAGATGTATATACAAGAACACGTGGGTTTAAAACCCAATGGCAACTACGGTGATATTTACTTTAATAGAACATTAAATGATTGGTCTAGATTTGATATAAACAATAGAACAAAGTTTGATGCGGCCATTAGCTCTGGTTTAGCTATTATGGCTTGTAATAGACACTTATATTCTCCTAACGTGAAAAAAGAAAAACAAAATATAAATATTAGCTTTTCCAGGTACAAGAACGAAGGAAGCTCATCAAGAATAATAACGTAAAAATATGGCTGATTCAATTAGTAAAAATTTATTTCCTAGCCAAGTCCTAAGCGACTTAGAAAAAGCAAGTTCAGAATATGGTCTTAAAATAGGTAAGGCAATAGAATCAGAGTGGTTAGATACTGAATCTGGAACTAATAGATTTAAAAGCAATGAAACTAGTTATCATAGACTTAGATTATATGCTAGAGGAGAACAGTCAATACAAAAATATAAAGATGAGTTATCTATTAATGGTGATTTATCTTATCTTAATTTAGACTGGAAACCAGTACCTATTATACCTAAGTTTGTAGATATAGTTGTTAATGGTATATCTGAAAGAACATTTGACATAAAAGCTTATTCTCAAGATCCTCACGGAGTAGAAAAGAGAACTAAGTATATGGAGGATATATTAACAGATATGCGTCTAAAGAACTTTGATAATTTTTTTAGACAAAACTTTAATATAAATCTATCAGCAACACCACAAGATGAACTTCCAGAGTCTAAAGAAGAGTTAGAGTTGCACATGCAATTAACATATAAACAAAATGTTGAATTAGCAGAAGAACAAGCTATAAATGTATTATTAGAGAAAAACAAATACGATTTAATTAGAAGAAGAATTAATTATGATTTAACCGTTATTGGTATTGGTGCAGTTAAAAACACTTTTTCAAAGTCAGAAGGAGTTAAGGTTGAATATGTTAATCCAGCGGATTTAGTTTACTCTCATACAGATTCACCTTATTTTGAAGATATATATTATGTAGGTGAAGTTAAGGTAATACCAGTCAATGAGTTAAAGAAACAATTTCCAGAACTTTCTACTGAGGATTTAGAGGAGATAATGCAACAACCTCACTCAAAGAAAAATGGCTATAACAGAACACATCTTAACGATGATTATGTGGATAGAAATCAGATAGAAGTTTTATACTTTAATTATAAGACCTATATGAATGAGGTTTATAAAGTAAAAACAACTGCATCTGGTGCTAGTAAGATTATAATTAAAGATGATTCATTTAATCCACCCGCAGAACAGCTTGATGAAAACTTTGAGAAAGTATCAAGGTCTATAGAGGTTTTATACGAAGGTGCTTTAGTTCTTGGAACAAATAAACTATTAAAGTGGGAGATGGCTAAGAATATGCTTAGGCCAAAAAGTGATAACACTAAAGTTAAGATGAACTACAGTATTGTTGCGCCTAGAATGTATGATGGTAAAATAGAATCATTAGTTAGTAGAATAACTGGCTTTGCTGACATGATTCAGTTGACACATTTAAAACTACAGCAGGTCTTATCAAGAATGATACCTGATGGAGTTTACTTAGATGCTGATGGTATAGCAGAAGTTGATTTAGGTAACGGTACAAACTACAATCCACAAGAAGCGCTTAACATGTTCTTCCAAACTGGTAGTATTATAGGTAGATCACTGACATCTGATGGTGATATGAATCCAGGTAAAGTACCTATTCAAGAAATATCAAGTGGTAGCGGTGGACAGAAGATGCAAACACTAATTCAAACTTACAATTATTATCTACAGATGATAAGAGATGTAACTGGGTTAAACGAAGCAAGAGATGGTAGTACACCTGATCCTAAAGCATTAGTTGGTGTTCAAAAGTTAGCAGCAGCAAATTCAAACACAGCGACTAGGCATATACTACAGAGTGGTGTTCATTTAACCAGTGAATTAGCTGAGGGTTTAATGCTTAGAATATCTGACATAATAGAGTACTCACCAGCTAAAGAGGCATTTATACAAAGTATAGGTGTTCACAATGTTGCTACACTAGAAGAGATGTCAGAGCTACACATACATGACTTTGGTATATTTATAGAATTAAAACCAGACGAGGAAGAAAAACAAATGCTTGAAAATAACATTCAAGTAGCGGTACAACAACAAGCTATTGATTTAGAGGATGCTATAGATTTAAGAGAAATAAATAACATTAAACTAGCTAATCAATTACTAAAGCTTAGAAGAAAGAAAAAACAACAGAAAGATCAAGAGATAGCTCAGCAAAACATACAAGCTCAAGCTCAAGCAAATGCTCAAACACAGCAAGCGGCTGCTCAGTCAGAGCTTCAAAAGCAACAAGCATCTATGAAGATGGAGGCTGAACTAGAACAAATGAAAGCTCAATTAGATCAGCAGAAAATGCAGATGGAAATTCAAGCCAAGAAGGAGTTGATGCAGTTAGAGTTTCAAATGAACATGCAATTAAAGCAAATGGAGGTTCAAGCGGTTAATGGTAAAGAAAAAGAAAAGGAAGATCGCAAAGACAAAAGAACTAAAATACAAGCATCACAGCAATCAGAATTGATTGATCAAAGAAAAAATGAGAAACCACCTAAGAATTTTGAGTCTGCAGGTAATGACAACATGGGAGGTTTTGATTTAGGTTCGTTTGAACCAAGGTAATTATTTTTACATTTTTTATTATATTATATTATGGCCAAGAAAAAACAATTAGAAGAGGTTGTAGAGACTACAACTGAAATCAAAAACCAAGAGGTAGTTAGCGAAAAAGCTGAAACACCTATTGAAAATAAAATTAAAATTAAACCTTCTTTAAAAAAACAAAAAGAAGAAACTATTAAAATAGATCTTAGGGAGATTAAGAAATCTCAAGAAGATGTGATTACTAAAGAAGAGCAAAAAGAAGAAAATGCAACAGAAAAGCCAAAAACACCCGATGGATCATCAGCCCCAATTGAAGAGTTGGGAAAAGAAGATGCCACAAGTCAAGCCTCAGAAGAAAATAAAGAACAAGTTTCCAAGGATGAGCAAGACAGCGTTCTCGAGGAGATAACAGACGAGGAAATTCAAGATAAAGCAGATGAGCTAACCGATGAGGTTAATGAAGCTGTAGAAGAACAAAAACAAACTGGAATTGATCTACCTGAAAACATTCAAAGTGTAGTTGATTTTATGAAAGATACTGGAGGAAGTCTAGAAGATTATGTTAGACTAAATCAAGATTATTCATCTCACACAGATGCCCAACTATTAAAAGAATACTACAAATCTACAAAACCTCATTTAAGCGATGATGAAATAGATTTTATGATGGAAGATTCTTTTTTATGGGACGAAGATGTTGATGATGAAAGAGATATAAAAAGAAAAAAGCTAGCTCTTAAAGAGCAAGTTGTAAATGCAAAAAGCCACTTAGACGGCTTAAAGTCTAAATATTATGAAGAAATCAAGATGGGATCTAAGTTAGCTCCTGAACAGCAAAAGGCTATTGATTTCTTCAATCGTTACAATAAGGAATCTGAACAAACTACGAAGTTAGCTGAAGAACAGAAGTCTGTATTTCATAAAAAAACCAATGAGGTTTTTTCCGACAAATTCAAAGGTTTTGAATATAACGTTGGTGAAAAAAGATATAGATTTAATGTAAAAGATGCTGGTAAGGTTAAGGCAGACCAAAGCGACATTAGTAATTTTATTGGAAAGTTTCTAAATGAAAAGAACCAAATGTCAGATGCTAAGGGTTATCACAAGTCTATGTTTACCGCAATGAATCCAGATGCTATCGCAACTCATTTCTACGAACAAGGTAAGGCTGATGCTTTAAAACAAAGCATTGCTAAGTCAAAGAATATCGATATGAACCCAAGACAAGGTCTAGCTGGTTCTAGTGATTCTAGTGGATTTAAGTTTAAAGTACTAGGTGATGATTCTTCTAAATTAAAATTTAAAATTAAAAAATAAAATAACACAATTATGGCAATAACAGGAGTAAGTGATTCTAGTGCCGCACCATTAGCGATTGATGCGGCACCAAGGAAACAAACGTTATCAACAAATTATCTTGACTTTACGTCAGGAGCTAATGACTGGGCTCAGCAGTATCTGCCGGACCTAATGGAAAAAGAAGCTGAAATTTATGGAAATAGGACAATTTCAGGTTTCTTATCGCAAATTGGAGCTGAAGAAGCTTCTCAATCTGATTCAGTGGTTTGGTCAGAGCAGGGTAGATTACACCTAGCTTACCAAGCTGCTTGTGAAGATGTTTCTACAAACGTTTTTACTATTCAAAAAGACTCAGATGGAAACGCTTTAACAGCTGCTCACGGTATTAGAGTAGGTGATACATTAATTATATCTGAAGATTCAACTAATAAGGTTATAAAAGGTTATGTTTCTGAAAAAGCAGCTGACAATACTACTGTAACTGTACTACCTTATACTCATGCTGATTTTGGAGCAGCTGGCTTTGCTGATGGCAAAGGTGATTTTGGTTATCACATATTAGTATATGGATCTGAATTTGCAAAAGGTGTTGATGGAAGAACAGAGGCTAACTCACCTAGTTTCAAGTCCTTTACAAACAAGCATATTATCTTAAAGGATTTCTATGAGGTTTCTGGATCAGACACATCTGCTATTGGATGGGTTGAAGTTTCTGGAGAAGAAGGACAAAGCGGTTATCTTTGGTATTTAAAAGCTGAAGGTGATACTAGAGCAAGGTTTGCTGATTACTTAGAGATGTCAATGATGGAATCTGAGTTAGAGCTTGCCGCTGCTGCAGACGGTCTACCTAATGGTGGAAATGCTGCTGGTGCTAGTGGAACTCAAGGATTATTTGATGCTATTGCAAAAAGAGGTCACATAACTGACGGTCTTGATTCTGCTACACCTGCAACTAACTTTACTGAGTTTGATTCTATTTTAGCAACTTTTGATAAGAATGGCGCTATTGAAGAGAACATGATGTTTTTGGATAGAGCTACAGCTCTTAAGATTGATGACATGCTAGGAAGCATTAACAGCGCTTATGCTGCTGGTAGTTCTTTTGGAGTATTTAGTAATAGCGAGGATATGGCTTTAAATCTTGGTTTCTCAGGTTTCCGTAGAGGATCTTATGATTTCTACAAGTCTGATTGGAAATATTTGAATGATCAAGGAACAAGAGGATTTATCAACGCTAACGCTGGAACAGCTGGTGTGCGTGGAGTTATTGTACCCGCTGGAGTTTCAACTGTTTATGATGAGCAACTAGGAAAGAACCTAAAACGTCCTTTCTTGCACGTTCGTTACAGATCTTCTGAAACTGATGATCGTAAGATGAAAACTTGGGTTACTGGTTCTGTTGGAGCAACAACTTCTGGAAAAGATGTAATGGAAGTACATTACTTATCTGAAAGATGTTTAGTTACTCAAGGAGCTAATAACTTCATGATGATTCAAGGTTAATACATTTATTTAATAATTACCCTTGTCCAATGGATGAGGGTAATTTTTACACTTATTATATTATATTATATTATGGCTAAAAAACAAAATACAGTTGATACTGTTGAAGAACCAGTATTTAACAAAAAAATAGAAACACCAGTGTCTAAAAAGAAAGATGATTGGGTTATAAAAGACAGAATGTACATCTTAAAAGATGGTGTATCACCTCTTACATATTCAATGAAATCTAGTAATATATACTGGTTTGATGAAGAAAAAGGTTATGAGAGAGAATTAAAATATACTACAAATCAAAGAACAGTTTTTGTAGATGAGATGAAAGGTGATCAAATACTAGGTAGAATAGTTTTTGAAAATGGATCTTTCTTTGTAAAAAGAGAGAAAACAGTTTTACAAAAATTACTATCGTTATATCACCCTAAACTTAATAGTGCTTACGAAGAGTACAACCCAGTTGAAATAGCTAAAGATGAACTTGTAGATTTAGAACTTCAAATAGAAGCTTTAAATGCTGCTAAAAATCTAGACATAGACATAGCTGAAGCCGTTATGCGTGTAGAGATTGGATCTGAAGTGAATAAGATGAGTTCTAAGGAGCTTAGAAGAGATTTACTATTATTTGCTAAGTCTAACCCAGATATGTTCTTAGAATTAGTCTCTGATGACAATGTTCAATTAAGAAACTTTGGTATTAAGGCTTCTGAAGCAGGTATTTTAAAGCTATCCAATGATCAAAGAAACTTTGTGTGGGGTAGTAATGGAAGAAAAGTTATGACTGTTCCTTTTGATGAACATCCATATAATGCATTAGCTGCTTTCTTCAAGACAGATGAGGGTATGGAAATATACTCTAATATTGAGAAACGATTAAAGGAGTAACATCCATGTATAGGTTAGGTCATCTATAATGGTGGCCTAACTAATACAAAATAAAAAATTATGGCAATAAATATAGATACTGTCTATCAAAGAGTTTTAGGTATTTCTAACAAAGAAAAAAGAGGTTATATAACTCCGTTGGAGTTTAATCTTTTTGCTAATCAAGCTCAGTTAGATATTTTTAACCAATACTTTTATGATTTAAATCAATTTGCTAGAATACCATCAACTCAAGATGAGTACTCAAGCTCTGTTGATTTGATTAAAGAAAAGATGTCTATATTTGAATTGTTTAAGCAAGCGCCTATAGCAACTGCATCAAACGTTTTTACATTAAATACATCTCTATATAGACTAGGTGATGTTTATTACACTGCTTCTGGTGTAGATTATTTAGTTGAAAAACTATCAAAGAAAGACTTGATAAAGTATCAAGCATCTCCGTTAGCAAAACCCACAGCTACTAGACCTGTTTTCATAGAGAAAACTGATTCTGGAGATAAAATAGAACTACATCCAACTACTATCACATCGGGAGTTAGTTATAATTACATAAAAAAACCGGCATTAGTTAACTGGGCTTATACAGTTGTTAACGATATCTCTTTATATAATAGTTCTAATGCTGTTGACTTTGAGTTGCATGATTCAGAAGAAACTAATTTAGTTATAAAAATATTAGCTTTAGCTGGTATACTACTTGAAGATCCTCAATTATATCAGGTATCGTCTCAAGAAGAAATCAAAAAAGTACAACAAGAAAAAGCATAATAAATGGGACTACTAGGAACAACAACTCAAGAATCTTACTACAACCAAGCACAAACCTTTTTAGGTGATGGATCAACAAAGGTATTCGCTATATCTACTAACAGTATAAATCCATTACCATCTGCTGAAACTGATTTTGAAATTTTTATTAACGACACATCAGTAGATAATGCTAACTATACTTATAGTAGCCCAAATATAACATTTACTAATTCAAGTGTTAATTTAGCTATTCAAGAATCTGATGGTTCTCCGAAAACAAACCTTAAAATAATAGTAAGGCAAGTAGCTGGTAACGAGCAGTATGGAGGTTATCAGTTTGTTTCTATAAAAGATATGATAGATAACTTTATGGTATCTTATGTTGGTGATGATAAGATTATTACAAAAGCAAAAAAGTCAGATGTTGCATTTCACGCACAGCGAGGTATACAAGAGCTAAACTATGATACTATTAAATCATTTAAAGCTCAAGAAATAGAAATACCACCATCACTTAATATGGTACTACCTCAAGATTATGTTAACTACGTTAAAATATCTTGGAAAGATGACTCGGGTATTGAAAGAATAATATATCCTACTAGAAACACAAGCAACCCATTAGGTATACTTCAAGACTCTGAATATAAGTATTTGTTTGATGGTGATGGAAAGCTTCAGTCTAGTTATAATTCAACAACTTGGGACTCTTACTCTGGATCTTCTAACTTTACAACAGATAGCAATGATACTAAAAGCTCAGAGTATGATGATCTACATGTACCTGGTAAAAGGTTTGGTATAACACCTGAACACGCACAAACAAATGGTTCATTCTTTATTGATAACTTAAAAGGTGTTATATATTTTAGTTCTGATATTTCTAGTAAAATAGTAACATTAAAGTATATAAGTGACGGGTTAGGTACTGATTCTGAAATGGTTGTACACAAGTTTGCTGAGGAAGCAATGTATAAATACATGGCTCACGCTATATTAGCTAGTAAATCTCAAATCCCCGAGTATGTAGTTAATAGATTTAAGAAGGAAAGATTTGCTGAAATAAGAAAAGCAAAGCTAAGACTATCCAACCTCAAACCTGAGGAACTTACACAAATAATGAGAAATAAATCTAAGCAAATTAAACACTAACAAATGCCAGAAATAAAACATCATTTTCGTGCAGGTCGAATGAATAAAGATCTAGACGAA